GTGGAGCCCTCTCTTAGTGTTTCCAACCTCGACGGGCATATCACGGCGCTGTGCCTCCAATTTAAGGATATGGTTAACGCTAAAGTGAGCATTATCGACACTTACGCGGTTTATCTCGATGCCGTGAATTTTCCTGGCGGTGTAAATCCTACAGCCGATTCGTCAATGTTCACACTTCAGACCTTCTGGCTTGACACCAAAACCTCCGAAGATGACGAGGTAGTTACCTGGTCACTCAGCAGCCCGGCCGATTTGCAAAATCTGGTCATTCCTACACGGCAAATCACCTCTCTCTGCGAGTGGGCGCTGCGCGGGCAATACCGTAGCGGCGACGGCTGCACCTACAACGGCACGGCGTATTTTGATGCGAAGGGTAATCCTGTCGCTGACCCGGCGCTGGATGTGTGCGGCGGCTGCCTGAGTGACTGCCGTAAGCGGTTTGGTTCCGGGCTGGCAGAGCCTAATACCGCGACCCTTGATTTTGGGGGCTATCCAGCCACCGTGCTTTTTTCCCGATAACCGGACTAACCCATGAATAAAACCATAATGGCAGCTATCCGGGCGCATGCGCTGGAGGAGTCCCCACGCGAGTGCTGTGGCTTCGTTATTCAGTCAGGCCGTCGCCAGCGCTACATTCCCGTGCCGAATACGCACGAAAATCCGACAGAACATTTTCGCATCGATGGCGAGCACTGGGCTAACGCCGAAGATATCGGGACGATTATTCGCGTCATCCACTCCCACCCGGGCGACGGTGCCCGGCCTATTCCGTCCGAACTGGACCGCCAGCAGTGCAACAACTCCGGCGTGCTCTGGGGTATTTACTACCCTGACAGCGATGAATACGCCGAGATAATGCCGGAGGCGGTGCCGCTTATTGGGCGTCCGTTTATCCTGGGCTCGAATGACTGCTGGGGGCTAATTATGGACTGGCACGCCATTCAGGGCGTCACGCTGAACGATTTTCGCGTCGATTACCCGTGGTGGGAAACCCAGTACCCGGACAATCTCTATTTCGAAAACTGGGAGCGGGAAGGATTCGTCGAGTGCGATCCGCTACCAGGCTGTATGGTCATCATGCAGGTTGATTCCGATAAGTGGAACCATGCGGGCATCATCACTGAAGAAGGTGAACTGCTCCACCACCTTTACGGCCAGCCTTCCTGCATTACCCCGTATGCCCGAGGCTATTTCAAAGACCGCACGATGATCTGCGTTCGTCACAAAGACCTGCCGCAGGAGATAAAGCCATGGCGCGTTTAACCACCATTCGTCTGTATGGCGCACTGGGCGCCCGCTTCGGGCGTGTGCATAAACTGGCAGTGCAGACATCTGCCGAAGCGGTAAAAGCCCTATGTATCAATTTCGACGGGCTGGAAGACTATCTGATGAATGCCAAAAAAAATGGCATGATCTTCGCGGTGTTTCGCGGTAAGCGCAACATAGGCGTGCAGGACTTCCAGGAGCTGGCAGGCAATAGCGATATTCGCATAGCGCCAGTGATGGAGGGGGCCAAAAAAGCCGGCATTTTTCAAACCATCCTTGGTGCCGTGATGGTGGTTGCGGGCATTGTAGTATCTGGTCTCTCTGCTGGTTGGGCTGGGCCAGTTGGTGGGGCGATGATATCCGCTGGCATCGGTATGATGGCCGGCGGTATTTACCAGATGCTTTCGCCCCAGCCCAAAGGGTTGCAGGGGCGAGACGACCCTGACAATAAACCCTCTTATGCCTTTGGTGGCTCAGTTAATACCCTTGCGATGGGAAACCCGGTCGCGCTTCTTTATGGTGAGCGCGAGATCGGCGGCGCTATCATCAGCGCTGGCATAGTCGCCGAAGACATCTGATAACTCCTTTCTGAATATCAAGCACCCAGTCGGGTGCTTTTTTTATGGATGTAATATGGAAGCGATCACTGGTGCAAAGGGTGGCAGCCAGAAGCAGCACACACCTGTAGAACAACCTGATTCGGCGCAGTCAATGGCGCGCTGCCGCATGCTGCTGGCGCTCGGGGAGGGTGAGTTTGCTGGTGGTCTGGATGCGACCAGCATTTTCCTGGACGGTACGCCGCTGGGAAACTCAGACGGAACGATGAACTTTGAAAACGTTTCCTGGGAATTTCGGCCAGGCACACAGACCCAGACGCCGATTCCGGGTTTCCCCGCAGTGGAGAACGAAACTACAGTCGGCGTATCGCTGACAAAAGCCACGCCCTGGACGCGCGCGCTGAGCAACACCCAGATTGACGCTGTGCTCGTTCGCATTGGTATTCCGGGTTTGCAGCAGCAGGAAAACGACGGGGGTATTGTCGGCACTACCGTAAAGTACCATATCGATCTTGCTGTAGATGGTGGTGCGTTCTCTACGGTCATGACAAGAACCGTCACAGAGAAACTCAGTTCGCTCTATGAACTAACCCACCGTATTAATCTTCCCAAAGCCAGTACTGGCTGGCAGATTCGCGTGGTGCGTGACACTGATGACAGCACGAGTCAGATGTTGCAGAACAAAACGCAGGTACAGGCGATCACTGAGGTTATTGATGCGCGCCTGCGTTATCCCCACACGGCGTTGCTGTATGTGTCGTTCAACGCCAAATCGTTCAATAATATCCCGAAGGTTTCCTGTAAACCTAAGGGGCGCATTATCCGCATCCCTTCGAATTACGATCCGATAGCCCGAACCTACAGCGGCACATGGGACGGGACGTTTAAGTGGGGCTGGACGAATAACCCGGCCTGGATTTGGTTCGATGTTCTGACAGAGCCGCGTTTCGGCCTTGGCCGCCGCGTGATGCCAGAAATGCTCGATAAGTGGGAGCTCTATCGCATCGCCCAGCGCTGCGACCAGAAGGTACCCGACGGGAAAGGCGGAAGCGGTACCGAGCCGCGCTTCATGTTTGACGTGTACATTCAGGCGCAGGCCGACGCCTGGCAGGTGATCAAGGATATCGCCGCAGGGTTCAATGGCATGACGTTCTGGGGCAACAATATGTTCAATGTTGTCTCGGACATGCCGGCAGATACGTCGAAGCTGCAAATCCTTACCCGCGCTTCGGTGGTGGGCAAACCGGTTTACTCGAGCGGCAGTGAAAAGACCCGCTACTCCAGCGCGCTGATTAACTTCAGCGACCCTGACAATCACTATCAGGACCGCACAACAGCGGTGATGTTCCCGGACCTGGTTAAGCAGTTCAAGTTTAAGCAGACGCAGATCACCGCAATCGGCTGTACGCGCGAGAGCGAAGCACAGCGCCGTGGCGGGTGGGCTGTGTACTCCAACTCACTTGACCGGATTATCACGCTACAGACCGGGCTTGATGGCTATGTCTACGTGCCGGGTACCGTGTTTGCATTTGCTGACGAACGCCTTTCAGGGCGTGTTTATGGCGGGGGGGTAGCAGCGAGTAAAACCGCGTGGCAAGCG